TGAATACGCACTTGGTGTTTTCAGACGACTTGTTGTTGTATAAAGATTATCTACAGCATTAAAACCAATATTTAATTGAATCGCATCTATTCCAATGGCATCAATGGGAAGTGCTACTGATGGGTCACCGCGTGCAAACCAGAATGGCAATGGTGTTATAAGTGTCTGTTGTTCTGTGAAACCGTTAGATTTCGGTGAAAAATTGGCATCTTTTCGCCCAATCATTCGATTCACAGTTGTTAGTTTTTCTAGAGGAGTTGTATATTCATCTAAGACTTCCAGTAAAGCCCCGCTCAAAGAATCTATTGGCGCTCCTCCAATTGTTAGCGATGCTGAACGAACAAGACAATTTCCAACAGAATTCGTCCATCCAAACGTAGGTCCTGCAAATTCAAGATTATTATCTTTTGCCCATGCTCTGGCTGTAGCTTGTGTTAAAGCAATATCTGGCATTGTAGTTACTAAAAAAACTCTAGTAATAAGATGACCTCTTCTGGGTAATGTGATGCGACCTGTCGTTCCAAATGCCGGTTGATTATCAAAATCTACACGATACATTTCTGTTGTAAATCGCCCCGTTTTCATATATGTTTTTTGAAATACATCCGTTCTTGGTTGGCCTTTCATTTGTGGTAAAAGACGTTCGTCTTGTAAACCAGATACTAATAGACTTAATAAACTTGCCGACGCCATCTGCTTATGCTGGATTATAAAAGTTATGGTGTATCGTCCGCCCTTTTTTCATCTCTTCTAATTAGATGAATGCCCTACATATATATTTAATTTTTTTCAAACTCTTTTTATTCGTTCAATTCATCTTGATTATTAATAAAAAACAAGATGAAGAAGGAATACTCTTTATCATCAGTAATGTTCTATTCAAAGTGTCAATTGGACTGTTTATTATATTCTTTTTCCTATTTCATGAAGTTTCCGAAATAGATAAGGTGAATAAAATTATTATAGGATTCGCAGGAGTTATCTTATTATATGACGCAATTTATATAGATTTACCAAGAGCATTAAAAATATATAATATAAATTTTAGTCCCTATACACTTTTGAAGAAATTACTCTAAATCATACTTCGGAGTAGATATCAAAATTCAGTTTCTTTACAGGTGTTCCAGGTGAAGATATCATTATTCTTTGACTGATTTGTTTTGTTTCTATAGTCCCTTGGTAAGGTTGACTGCTGTGATATTCATCTAAATTCACAGGAGGACAACAGATATAATTTTTATTTCCTTCTTTACAACAATACCGAACTGGCTGAGGATATGATGGAATAGTCCCTTTGTTCGCTTTCTCACATTGTATAGTATGCTCTAGACAAACGATCGGCAAGGATATTGGTAACGAACATAGAATACACGCAGTACAAAAGAATGCTTCCATAGGACATTTTGGACAACAATCTTTCGTATTCGATGCACTCATAGTGTTTGGGGACTTTTTCTAAAATTCCGCAAATACTTCATTTTTTACACGCTAAGAATAAGGACATGGGTAAATTTATCTCCATTGAATGAATCACTTGGATTATAGGAGCCAAGAAATGTCTTAGCAGTATTATAATCACTAATATTTAACACAGTCAAGTCAAAATAGTCTCTACTCGTAGAAGTCGTCAATCGCAATCTAACTTTATCTCCTGGTTTGAATGAATTACTTGCCATTTGAGACGCGGTAAGTGGATGAAATACGCGTCCTTCAGTACGCCAGACTGAAGAACTATCTCTCATATCTTGATAAATAGGCTTTGGTGGATTTATTTCAGGCTCACCTCTAAAACGACCGTGCATTTCTAGACTTATTACATAGATTTGGAAAAAATCATTTTTTTTGGAATTCCACATTTAATTCTGAAACATCGGATTTCCCATACCATTTTGAAATCGTATCCATTGAAGAGTCTTTACAAAAACTTTTATTTCCCATGTATCAGCCAAGGCAGCAACGTGTAATGTTAGACGAACCGATTGAAGTTTCGAAGCATTCAATGTGCCTGTTGGCTGATGTGTGGCCTTTGAAGAAAAAGAATGTCCATATACATACTTAAAATATGATGTGCCAGAATTATATTTCTTCGCCAAATGACTCCGAAAATACTGCTCATCCGCATTTATTATTTCAACCCCATTTAATTGAATACTTGCCGATTTTAATAAAGGTGTTTTCGGATTATAAACAGAATCGTAATCCTGTGATAAGACTGCAGAATAATTCGCCCATTCACTTTGCACGTTAGCCCCTTTTCTTCTTAGAAACCAAATAATTTCTTCCATCGGATGATTTACTTCCAATGGAAGTTGTACCGTGATTGTGTCAGAGGATGATTTATTAATCATATATTTCATTGGCTCTTCAAAGTAAAATGTCGCAATATCTCGCCTTAACACTTCAAAAGGATTTCTCAGAATTCTTTGTCGTATATCTCCATCTGTATGAGCTGCATGTGTAATTAAAGTAATTGTCTTAAAATTCGGAGGTGTCCTTGATGATGTGATGGTCGTGGAAGGAATAATATTATTCACATCACGGAGTATGAATTCTGTATTTAATGGAGTATCTGTAATACAATTTCGTCTAGATCTCAGAATTCTCACACATTCATGAAAGGGTCTTAGCGTTATATGAATTTTCACAGAACCTTCTTTACATGCCAAGAGAGGAAATGCCTCTTTTAAGCGTATTCTAGAATAGAAAAATGGCAATGGAATATATAAAGTTCTATCTTGAGTTGGAAATTGTTTCGTTTGTGTAGAAGGAGAACTTCCTAACCCATCAATAGAAATTCCATATTGTGTGTTTGAATCCCCCAAGAAAGAACAGACATTTAGAAAATCTCCATCAATTGTCTCAATTGCAGTATCACCTACCATAAATTCGGCCTTTTCTATAATAACAGACCCAAGACTTTCTGCATAAGCCCATTGAGTAGACTGGCTGGAAATTTCATACTTTCCAGATTCAAGTCTCATTAGCGATGTATCATCTAACCAATGACCTAATTCTATCTGTATGAAAGTATTCAGTAGTAAATCACCACATCCAACAGATTTCATGTCAAATGTGAATCGTTGTCCAAATCCTGTTGGGCCACGAAATGGGAATTCTTGAATATTCATTGTGAATGGATTTCGTTTATAATTACTCGGTAACCACCATGTTTTATCTGCCGATAAAGGAAACATTTCATTATCTTGAAAATCTCTCGGTGTTAAATCAAGTAATGTTACAATATCTCCTCCAATTCGCTCATATCCAACAAATAATTCACGTTCAAATTTATCTAAATAATTTGCAGACAAGTCTGCAACATTAGCCATCTACAATCACAAATTCTTAATTAAATGAAAAAAGCTCAGCACCCCCTTTTCCATCCGTTTGAAATTGCGCCCATCCTTCTTGAATTACAGTTAATTCAACAGTATAGACGAGACCGGGATTCACAAAATCTACAAGAATTGTAGGCTTATCTGCAGTTGTGAAATTCACAGCTCCTGTGGCACTAACAAGTTCTTCTCTTCCTTTCGGTGTATTCCCAAGAGTCCAATTCATTGTATATAACTCTACGCCACTATCAGTATCTTCTTTTGCATAATTCACAACATCTCTCCAAATACTAGGCTCTCTTGGAGATTCTCTCGGTGTTCCAGCGATCACTAAGCCGACTGTGTTAAAGTATGCCTTGGAATCTGATGTGTTTATCTTATACAGACGATTTGATAGAATATCGGCCCTCCTTCTGAAAAACCAGAGTAAACGACTCGTAGGATGTCGTCCATCAACACGCCGTTTTATTTGAAATGTTCCAGGCAGAATATGTTCCGTATAAACATTTTCTGACACTCTCGTAAAACGGACTTTTGTCGGCACTTTTTCCAATGACGTCTGCATATCCTTTTCTACAAAAATTTGCGTAGTTTCCAATTGTAGCTTCAAAGGTCCAATCTGTTCTCGCTTCAAGCTTGTAAATGTTCGAGTAGCCGTTTTGCCATCGCTAAGATTCATTAAAACATTCCACGGTACAGGTTTCTGACGAGCATCCGAAGATTCCACGAGATCTTCCAATTTCCTAAGCTTACAACGAAGTCTATAAGAATGTCTCGTGGCTCCTCGTTGAGGAAATCCACCATCACTTCCTCTTTGACACCCTACCAATGGAAGTTCAAGACGTAATTGTGGAAGCGTGGCATTTTTC